GCTCGCCCGGTTCCCCATCTTCCGCGCGATCTTGTTCACCAGCATCGAGAGGTCGTACCAGATTGCCGCAGGGGGCAGGGGGTAAATGTTGTCCGGCACTTCATGATAAGAACCCGGCTCGTAAGGCCCGCGCCTCGGCCCGATGTACGGCACTTCCGAGAGTGCCGCCTGTCCTTGACCTTCCGGCGCCAGCGTGACAAGCAGCGGACTGCCGAAGCCGCTCCAACCACGCGGCAACCAGACGATCCGCAGCTTGATTGTGTCGAGCGCCCGTTCCTGCGACTGCTCAAGCCCGGCCGATGACAGCTTTCGGCCCTTGGCGGTCGGTTCCTGCCACTCCTGTTGGCCCGGCCGTAATCCCTCCGTGTTCTCGTACAGGCCGCACGTTCGGACCCACTCAAGCGGCAACTCGACCTCATGCCACTGGTAGAAGCACTCGCTGAACCGCTTGGAGTTCGTGTCAAACCCGAAATCGTCTTGGCTTATGATGTCCACGGCAACTACGCCTGAATCTTCCAGGTAGTTGCTGGTCTCGCCGTGAACCTGTTTGCCGCCGGGGGCCAGGCCACACCAAAGGACGGGCATTCCGAACATCGCATCCACGCTACAAGCCTGCAACGTTTTCTTGAAGTCCTGTTCGGCCGCCCAGCGGTCAATGTGGACCTCCATCATCGTGCCCATCGCCTCGGAAGTCTTGCCCTTCGGCGTCAGCCCGGCCTTGGGGTTTGCCGAGACGATATGAGGACCAAGCGACAGGACCGCCCCGCCGAGGGTGTTGAGCGGGATGGGCTTGATGGTGGGGTCGCCCGCGTAGTTCTGGCCGCAATACTGCTTGAGGAACTCGACGCGAATCTCGCGCCATTTCCTGAGCTTCGGTTCGTCGGCCTTCATGACCCGACGAAGCCGCTCGATTCGTCCAGTCACGTCAGGCGCTACCGTTGTCGGCATGTTCTTTCCCGTATGTGTTCCAGGGTGGTCTTTGTGGTGTTGATCACCGTTTGTCCGCTCACACCCAACAGCCCGCCGTCTCATCTATCGTCTTGCCGCCGTTGAACCGTAGGTACAAAACGTGACGCTGCAAGTCCGACAGGCCCAGCATCGCCCAGGCGTAGAAGTCGCGGAGGCATGTTTCGTCCGGACTCTCGGGCGCTGCCAACCATGACCTTCTGTCCAGCCGCTCCGGCCGAATGGGAAGCGACCCATCGGGGCGCCGCCGCCCATACGTCGCCCTGAACCCATCAACGATCGCGCAACGGACCAGCTTTGTCAAATAGTTCCTAAACTTGGTTCCCTTGCTCGCGTCGAACTTCTCCACGGCTCTTATCAGCGCGATGTTGGCCCACTGTTCCACGTCACCTTTCTCGATAACCCATGCGACCCTGTATCGGCAGACATACCGGGCTGTCAGAGGCAGGTACATCTCCACCAGGGCGTTGCGGTTCTCGGTGGAGCGACAGGCCCGGTAGGCAGCCCAGAGAGCATCGGCTTCGGGGGTTGTCGCCACCATCACGCCCTCGGCGTCACGGGTTCCGCCTCGAAGCACTCCTCCGGGGCCATGTTCCACGGCCACCATGCGCCGTCGTTTGCACGAATGACAAGCACCAGCCCTGATAACGGCAAGCCAAGATCAGCCAACTTGGCCAATTCATACCCCCGCGACAACTTTTGTCCCTTCAACTTTCGCTCGCTCATCTCGCTCTCCTTCACTCGTCCTCGTCCCTTGGTTTCCGGCTCGCCATCCGACGACCCATGATTGACCCTTCCGGCACGCCTATCCCCTCCAACTCCACCCTCGGCATCTCCTTCCGGCCAAGATTCGCCAACGCATCCGCGATAACGCGGTCGCCATGCGCCAGCCGTGCCCCGCCCGTGTCCTCGATCAACTTCTCGTGGAGGGGGTAGCCGTCATCGTCCACGACGTACTGCGTCAATTCCTCGACGGCCGCCGCGCTCGGGTTGACGAACACACCTGCCGCCAAGTCACGCCGGTAGTCGCCCAGCAGCAGGTACTTGTTCGGCTTACTGCTCACCCAACCCGGCACACGCTGGCTCCCTTTCGCTCGCGGGTCAACCTCGGCCTCCTTCCGCACGAAGTAGATGTTCCCGTACCCTAACTTCACGACCTCACGCCCAAAAATCAGCCCCGGCCCGTTCTGCTCCCACACCAAGTACGGATCGGACTGGCCGCCGAGCCAACGGCAAAGAGCCACGGTTGTCCGGGCAAACGCCTCCGGCGACTGCGTAGCCGTGACCATCTCGCCGACCTTGCGCCCCGCCCCGCAGTCGTACACGCTCGCCACGCTGTTGCTCGCACCCGTCCCCTCGGAGATGTCTGACCCGACCGCGTAGTTCGTCCGCTGGCTTGGCCTGCCGTCAACGTCCAGCGTGCCCCACCATCGGAGCTTGCCTGTCGGCGAGGGCTGAAAGCCGTCCAAGTCTATCCGGTCATCGGGCGTGACCCCGAACAGAAGATCGCCGACAACATCGGGCGCTCTGACGGTCGTGGACTTGAGCCGCTGAACGACTGCCCCGTCAAACCACGCATGCCCGCTCCGGTAATACTCGATGTCCAACTCCTGCGCAATCTCCATGTCGGAACCACGCCGGCAACACTCACCGTCGTACCAGGGGGAGCGAATCTTGCCGTCGAGTTGAAACGGGTAGGCGTCGGGGTAGGAGAACGTCCGCCGCTCCGCTATCCCGATAACGCTGTCCCTCACTCGCGTCTCGACCGGACCCTGATAGCCGTCCAGCAACACCGCCTGACCGTCGCGGCTCCCGTAGAGGCCACGCGACTTGATCGGATGCTTGCTCCAATGCAGAGTCAGCACCCGGCAGTTGCCTGACGCCCGCAGCCGTCCAAAGGTGTTCATTCCGCACGGCGTGCTCGTTCGGATTCGGCAGTCGGTTACATCGGCCATTGCGGTCTCAAGGGCCTGGGCCGCCTCAATGTGCGCGTGCTCGTCCATAAGCGTCGCCAATCGCCTGCCACCACGTACGCTGCCCGTCGCAGCCATGCCGGACAGCACCGAACCATTGCTCCGGTTTTCAAGGTGCAGGAGGCTGTCCACAATTGACGGCTTCATCCAGAGCGGCAGACGGTACAGGGCGTACCTGAACTTCCAGAAGAGCGAGTCCGGGTCCCCCCGCTTGTCAACATTCTCCTCCTTGTTGGACACCGCCGAGAACATCGACGCTGGCTGAAAGAGCCAGAACCACAGGAACACGATCAGCACGTCCCATGACGCTCCCTGGTCGCGCGACTTCTCGACGAGCAAGTCCTCTTGGATCTCTATCGCGTCACGGATCGCCAGCAAGGCCCGCTCCTGGTCGGGCCACGTCGCCATCGGCAGGGCGAGGCGGCGCCGAGGCTCGAAGCACCACACGAAGGCGTTGACGAAGAACGCGAGGTCTTGGCGGCACAACTCAAGCAGCCGGGCCTGGACGTTGGCATCGTCGGCAGCCAACGCCCACACGCGCTTGCGCCACGCCACGTTGGCGGCGGGTGTCCGCGGCACGACCGCCCACGGCGGCAGGGGCTCGACAGGTTGGTCAAGGGTCAACGTCGGCGGGGCGTGCGGGGCATCCTGGAGCGTCGATTTTGTTAAGATGGGCAAGCTGGCCTCTTTTTTTGGATTTTTTTCTTGACAAGCTGCGCGCCGATTAGTTTATACTACGGGGACGGCGGGGGTCCTGAGAGTAAGGGCCGTTCCTCTGCCTTCGTCAAATCGACACATGCAGCCAACGTCTTCTCTCCAAGTTTCGCGTCGCCATCGCCACGCGGGTCAACGCCAATCTGGACATGAGTCGAATCGCGGTACTCGGGGCAATGGGCCTTCGTGGCGAAGATCAGGAGCAGGTCGCTCGGCCGCTTGCCCTCCGTGGCTCGCCGACGAACCTCGTCGCGGTAGCCTTGGGCGGCGACCTGCTCCACGGCGCGAAACCGCTTGGCGTACTCGGGGTCTTTCATCCACTCGAAGTGCGTACACTCGTTTATTTTCGCGGCGGCGGCGGCACGATTCACCATGCCGACTTTCGCGTAAACTTCAAGGAAGGCGGTCTGCCTAGCGTCTCGGTGAGACCTTTTAAGCCCTTGGGCAATCTTGGAAACCCCTGTTTCCGCCGGGTTCTTTCCCCCCGCTATAACAACTTCTTTTGTACCCTCCTTTACTCCGGCTCGCTTTTCACAGCCGCTCGCTTTTTCGGGTACATCGGAAGGGTTATTTTTTGCAGTGCTCATGGTTAGGGAGTTTACGGCGTTTGGCATGATGTCGTCAAGGGGAAAGTCGGATTTTTTTATCTCCGCGGGATGGTTTTCGCCGCACACTACAGGTTGTGGGCGGGCAAAATCCAGCACCGAAGCCGTCTTATTCCTGTAGGTTGCGCCATCCAATTCCTGTCTTTCGGTCGATTCTCGGCCCGTTTAGGGTCACTCGCTGCTATACCATACCATATAGTGTATGTATCCAAAGGTTAGTCGTCCTTTAGTAGAGGCGCGCGATGACGCGGGCCGAAGATAAGGGGAACATGATGACAAGCGCAACACATTACGGGGCGGAAGCGGTCGCCATTGCGGCGACGCCGGAGGAGGCCGCTACGGGGCGACCCACGCGGCTTTTCCTTCCTGCCGAACAGGCGACGGCGGAAGAACCAAAGGCGGGAACCGGGATTCGGGATTCGGGATTCGGGAAAACGGCAACGCCGGCAGAAACCACGGCCCCGCTCCCCGACGCTTTACACAGGGTTGAAGCGGCCAAGGTTTTAGAGGACAGACTACGGGCCGCCGGCATTCCGTACTTCAGTGTTGACGAGGCCAAGAAGGCTTCGTCAACGCGCGTTTTTTCGTTGTTCGTGGGCGTGAAGCTGAAGGCTTTTGATTTCGTTGTTTACAACGATCAGGGGCCGAACTGCCTGGTCCTTGTTGTCGGACGTAGGGGGGCAACACCGCAAGACAGAGCCCTGATGGTTAGATGGGAGGAAGTGTTCGGCCGCGAAAGTTTCAAGGCTGCATGCGTTCAGGTAAACGCTCGCGGTGAAATCCGTTCCACGGGCCAAGACATTTCCGCCTTGTTGACTCGTCGGCCGGAGGCCCCGCCGGCGGCTTCCGGGCCGAAAGCATGCCCTGATCCACGTGGTGGAGGCGAACACGCAACGCGAAGGAGCTCGCGATGAAGACGCCGAAGATGAACATCAAGGCGCTGCTCGGGCGGTTCCGCCGGGTCCAGGTTGGCGAAACGCTGCACCTGTACTCGGAGGACCGGGAGGCCGAGATCTCGCGGGCGGTAGAGGCGGGGCTGCGGCGAGGCGATGCCGTGCTCTGGCCAGACGGCCGCCGCCAGTTTGTCGAAGTTGCAGCCGCCGTCGACACGGCCAAGGTTGGCTCGGCGATGTACCTCTGGGACGCGACCGGCAATCGGGTGAAATGCACGCGCGTCCTGGTGACGATGCGCGGCGGCAAAGTGGTCGAGCGACGGGCGCTGCGACCGGTCTATCGGGACTTCGGCGAGGTCTGAGAGCAAGCCACGAAAGGAGAGGCACGATGAAGACGGCCAAACGCAAGACCGAGAACGTATTGGGCAAAAACCTGCGGGTGAATGATGTGGTCGTCCGCGGCGGGTACGAGTGGGTCATCGACCGCATCACATTCGAGCCGGACTTCCCGCGCTACGTTTGCACCTGCCACTGGTCGGGCAACGGGGCGGACCCGCAGTTCTTCAACAACAACTTCGACACCGCCCAGCGCGACGACATCCCCTGGTGCCGCGTGGTGAACCCGAAGCCCCGCCGCCTGGTCTGCCGCACGGACGCCCCCGCGTGGT